AGGCCGACGGATTCGGGGAGTATACGCTTTACGATGAGTCCGGGGCAGTTGTTTATCGGTATGACGGGCAGTGGTCCGGCGGAAAATATTCGGGAAGGATGTAAAATATGAGGAAGTCAGAATTGATTAGGATGTTGGAATTCGTTGAGGGAGATCCTGAAATTGTTATAGCGGAAGGGATGTTTACCGATCGGGCATGTCCTCTGCGTCTGTTGGAACCGCGTCGTGTGGTGTGGGGGGATTGTGGAGATCGGTATCATGGTAGTCTGCATTCTGTGGATCAGTGGCCGGAAAACGCGGTATATGTGGTTAGTTTGATTCCGGCTAAACCTTGATTGAATTTTTAAATTAAAATAACGGACGGACATTAAATAGGAGGATAAAGTCATGTAATAAGCAATTCCTTGCGGTGCAGGTAAACCGCTGGTTCTCGAAGGCTTCAAAGCAAATTTATATTTAAGGCTCGTTCGTCGTCATATAGGACCTGAAGCGGCGGGCCGTATTATCCCCGATTCAATTGATTTGGAGGCAGATAGTTAGTTATGGCGGAAAAGAAACTCGTAAAATCTACGTTGTCAAAATGCTGGAAATGTCAGTTCGCGGAGCATGGCGTGAATGACTCGGTTATTATCTGCCGGAATGCCGGGGTTGAATTCTTCCGATCTGATGTTTCTCTATCGATTTTCTACCGTGGTAAAATCTGCGTAGAAGATTGCGCTGCATTCGAGAAAAGACGAGAACTGTATTTCGGCGATGGGCGGCCGGTATTCGCCGAGTGTTGTCAGCATAATCGAGAAGAGCAGATCAACCGAACAATCCACTACGGTGGCCCGAACGGAAAAACGTTTCTGATGGCTTTTGTCCAGTTGCCTGCGCCAGAGGAATCGGCGCGCGAACTGCGGAAGCCACGGGTTATGCAGGGCATTGGGCATTATCGCCGGGTCAACTTTTGCCCATTCTGCGGAAAAGAACTGAAACTTGCTGTTGTGGAGGAGTGATTATGAGTGAATGGAAATCTTATGTTAGCAAGCCGATGGCCTTACAAGCTCGCATAGCCGAACATCGGGAAAGTGTTGTTACGTCTTCCGGCCTTGCTATAGCTGAACCGGGCGATTTTATAATACAAGAACCATCGCTATACGCGCGTATCTGTAAACCCGAAATATTCCATGCTACTTATTCCGAGGAAAAGGATTGAAGAATGGCCGGACTTATAAAATATCAGCAGACAGACGACCGCGATCGATACAATCAGAGCCGAGTCCGCTATCGATGCGCGACTGCGGGATGCTCTGGGATAGTATCGAATCCCGGTAGCGTATGCGTCTTTTGCTCTATCGGCGAACGACCGCCGGAAATAAAGTCCAATGGCCCGGAAAGGAAAACGTAATAAACGACGCGCCGCAGCGCAACGCAGCGCAACGCAGCCGATAGAAAAAAACGCCCCTCGAATGGGAGACGAGTTAAATATCGGAGATGACGGTCCGGCCGATGGTCGCGGGTTTGCGGTAGTCGATGCGACCCAGCTTCTACGAATTACCGGACGAACCAAAGAGGGTGAGAGGCTTGACGTCGGTATCGATCCCGGCTGGACTTCGATCGATGGCGAAACGGCTCTGGAAATCTATCAGCGCACTCCTCCCGTATTTGGAGTGATCTCCGGGCGGGCCAATCGAATCAGCGCGCTTGACTGGTCGATCAAATCGATCAAGAACGAAGAGGATCGGATCGCCTCTAAACTCAAGGATTACAAGGCGCATTACGAAGAAAATTCCGGAGAAAGTTTCGTAGAGCTCGGGATTCGCATCCATATGTATCAGATGATGCGTCGTGAGATGCCTGACCTACGGCCAGACCTTTCGAACTTCAACGCCGCTCTCTCTCGATGGGGCCGCCGAGTAAAATCGATCAGGAATGATCAGGCGGCAGAGATAAAGGACTTCTTTTCGCAGCCTTCCCCGGATCAGCAATGGCCGGACTTTATTAAAGAGTTCGTTTCGGATCTGCATATCCACGGCCGCGCCGCTATCTACAAAAAGGACGTCTTCGGACGCGTCGCGAATCTCTACGTGCTTCCGGGCGGAACGGTTTACCCGGTGCAGGGTCAGTTTGTTGGTCAGGCGCGCGGCTATGTCCAGATCCCGAATGGAAATCGATGGGGCAAAAACGAACCGCAGGTATTTTTTGGCAACGAAGTGAGCTTCGCGCGCTACATGCCCAACTCTGCTGTTTTAAGCGGGATGACTCCGATTGATGCGCTGCTCAATCAAGTCATTGAGCATCTGCTTTTTGACCGGTTAATGGCTGAACAGGCAGACGGAACCCGGACCCCGGAAAAGCTGCTCGTATTCGGTCAGATGGGGGTAGGCTTTGATCCAACGAGCATTGCTGATACTGGCGGCGATCCGGTAGATGAAGACGAACAGCGAAGGATTGAGCTGAAGCTCAATCAGGCGCGACGGCGTGCTGGCGTTGCGACTCTGACCGGATACGGGACCCCAGTCGTAATGGATCTGACGAAAGAAAACACTATGGGACTGCAAATGCAACGTCAGGACCAAATCAAAAAACTGGTCGGTCTCGTATATAACGCGACAAACGTTGAGCTGAACGAGACGGATTCCGGAGGAACATCGGGACGTTCAACCGCCGAGGTTCAGGAGCGTGTCGAAAATCAGCGTGGAGTCCGACCGGTTATTCGGACGATTGAAGAGCTTTTCACGCGGACGATAATCCCTTATCGTTTTGGATGGGGGTGGTCGATGCAGTTCGAGACGCAGCGCAGCGATTCCGATCAGATCGCTCTCGGACGAAGCCAGGTCGAATCCGGGTTGTTTTCGGTAAACGAAGTTCGGGTAAATCTTTACAATGCAGAGCCGATCAATCAGCCTGAATACGATATGCCGAAGCCGCCGGGGGCCCCGGCTCAGAATCCGGCCGATGCACTCGGTGATATTGCTCTGGGTTTAAGAAATTCAAACAGGTAGGAAGTCGAAATGACTAATCAGGAAATTGAAAAACAAGTAAAATTGGTTCGTGAGAGTTTCCCCGGCGACGCTGGAGTTTTGAAACTGTGCGCCATGGTGAATCTGCTGCTGTCTCAACGTAAATCGGGCGATCAGCTTGCACGGGAAGCGGAAGAGCATCGGCGTAAAAAAGAAGAGGCCGAGAAGGTAAAGTCAGGAAAGAAATCTTCGAGCGGAAATCCTGCTCCAGCGGCGTAATGCATGGCCGTTGACCGCAGGCGATCGATCGGAATTCCCGGAACGACTCATGCAAAATCGAAAGAATTGCGTCGTGAGCTTGCCGCGGACATCAATGCTGCGTTTCAACTTATGCAGGCCGACGTCGAAATTCTGATGCGCCGCGCCGCTCGTGAAGAGTGGACGATTGATAAGATGCTTGAGGAGATTGACGGTCTTTTGGGAGGATGATTGTCTGGTATGATTTGCCGATTCTACCGGGTAAACTGCTCAGAATTGGCAAAAACCGAGATCCCTATTTTTAAGATTGTCCATTACTATGGCAAAATCTACAGCATTCGAACGGGCGCGGCTCCGCAAGAAGTATGAATTCAGGGGTAAGAATTATTCCGCGCTTGCATCCAAGATTATCGTAGAGCAGTCGGCGGCGATCGCTGATGCTGTCCTGACCACGGACAAAAAGCGGTTTGATCGGAACCTGAAGGCACTGGCTCCGAAAGGCCCGACCGGTAAAAAGGTTGTATTGCCAGACGTTTCAAATGTGATCCGGCGATCGCCGACTATTATCAAGGCTGCCGAGAAAGGAAAGCTTCTTACGCAGACCCTCCGGGAGAAGATTCGATCGGACGTCAAAAACACCCTCCTTGAAGAAGGGATCTCCACTACTCGCGGAACAGTTCCGAAGAATCTGACCAAGAAGCTGGAAAAGCAGCTCACCGAAACGTTTAAGGAATACACCAAAAGCAACCCTAAATATGGGATGCCGTCGAATGTCCACACGATCGCAGTAACCGAAGCCCGGACCGTTGCGAATCAGATACGGCTTGAATATACCCGAGAAGTCGCAAAACAGACACCGGATCATCAAGTGAAAAAGACCTGGATCCAGAATCGGGGACTGAGCCGCGAGCCGCGCGATTCTCATGCTCGCGTTGACGGGCAGGAACGGGATATCGACAAGCCGTTTCGCCTGAAAGGCAAAGACGGAAATTTGTATTCGCCGAACGGTCCGCACGACGCAATGCTTCCGGCCAGCGAGACAATCGGATGTAATTGTGAGCTGTCGTTTAGGTTCTCGCTTCGCAAGCGGAAAACTCCGATCGGTCAGTAACACAACTTTTACTTGCAGAATGAGACATCGGAGGCTAAACAGGCCTCAAATGCCAGCTACAACCGCACAGACGGCCGAAACTCGCCGCATTAAAATTTTCCTTCATCAGGCCGATTACGTCACCCGTTCCATCGTCGAGACCGGAGAGCCGCGCTGGTTCTGCGAAAAAGAGGAGTCCGGAAAGAAGCGGAGATATATTTACGGAGTCGCGTCCGGCCTATCAGTCGATGCGCACGGCGAGCGGATGGGCAAGGAAGCCGTCGAAGACTTTATCCGGCAGGCCGAGGAAAAGGATATCCCTTTATATGTTAACCATCAGAAGGATTATACTGATGATGTGGGAATACTAACGAAAAGCGAATTGCTGGAAAATGGCGATTGGCTGGTCGAGTTCCGGCTTTACGATAGCGATGATGGAGTCGGGCCGAACAAGACGGAACGCGCCGATACGCTCTGGAAGCAAATTAACGGACTCCCGCCCTATTACAAAAAACGCTCTCTTGGATTTTCGATCGAGGGGTTTGTCGCTCAGGACAATGTCAGGATGGAAGACAATGTTCCGGTCATCCTCAAGGTTGATCTCGATCCGGGTGTGACGATAGTTACCAAGCCCGCCTATGGGACCAGCGTCGCGAACGCGATACAGAAAGCGTTCGATACGAAAAATGTCCGCAAAACGCAGCTTGACGATATCATGTCAGGGAAGCGCGCGGAAACGGATTTTTTTGAAAAGAAATATGAAATTGAGGAAGCGTTCGACGCTGTTCTGAATAAGATCCTGTCCTCGACGGCCAGCGTTGAGCAGAAACAGGAGGAACTTGCAGATTTATATAATTCTCTCCGCGACAAGTCGATCGAACTATACCGCGAACTGGGATTCAGTTTAGCGGAAGACGAGATCGGAAACGAGGCCGACGAGAATACGACAGATCAAAAGCCGATGGAGCAGAAAAGCGAATCACCTACTGTATCCAAATTTGCCGACGGTGTTTCCCGTGCAGTCGACGGACTGCGGCGGTTGAAAGCGGTATACGAAATGGAGGGCAAGAAAATGCCGAAAGCTAAAAAAGGCAGCGAAGAAGCTGCCACGATCCTTTCCGACGTTATAGCCGCTTTGCAGCAGTTACAACAGGCCGACGCAGGCGAGGCCATGACTCCCGAAGAGGAGGACATGAACGCTGCTGCAAAAGAGGGGATGCCGGAAGAAAAACCGGATAAAGAGAACGCCGCAGCAAAAGGAGCGGAAGGAGCGCAGGATACCGAAGAAAATATGCGCAACGAAGTAATTCCGGACGAGACGCCTGAGGTGAAGCAGGCGGCCAAGGCATTGGCTATGCTTCTGTCTCAGGCTCAAAAATCAACTACGGTAAAACCGAAAGCTCCTGTAGCCAGTGACCAGGTTATAAAGGATGTTGCGTCTGCTCTCAAAATTCTTACCGATCGACAGGCAGCGACTGAAACCGCCCTTAGCGGGATTATGAAGGGGATGGGGATCGGCGACATGATTGCAGGAATCGAAAATAAATCGGGCCAGCCGCAACAACCGGTTCAGAAGGGCATATCCGCTCCGAACGATCCGAACGTTATGGATGTTCTGGCCAAGGCACTGGCCGGACATTTATCCGCGAACGGCGGAACGAATGGATCCGAGACGCATACGATCAAGCAACTCGGACGGGACGGAATGGCCAGTCTGTTTCGTCACCAGTAATAAAGAGGTCAAAATAAAATGATTAAACAATTTAATAAACATGCGGCGCAGATTCGGCCGCTGTTGCAAAAGGCCCTTACATCGGCCGCCGGGGTCGGCGAAGCACTGACTCCGCAGTATTTGGAGCAGGTTATCACCAATACGGTGATCCGAATACTGCCCGAATTCGCGCTGCTGGAAACGCAGAATGATCCGCATAAAAAACA